AGACGCGCGAGAGATAACTGCCCCGATTGCTCACGAACTCGGGGTGCAAGACGAACGAGCTAGAATCATCGCCATCATCGAGCAAGACTGCGACGAGGCGCACTCTTGGCTAGACAAGTGCAACTGCGCTATCCTCACCGACCAAATCAGAGGCGAGAACTAATGAACTGGGTAAGAAAGATTTACCTGCGTCTATTCGCGCGCGCCTACGATTGGGGTTTCTGGGAAGGTATCGGCAGTCAAGGCGATGCCCTGGCTAACCTCATCATCGAGCGCTCAGTCAAATACCGCATCCGTAAAAACATCATGGAACGAGTAACCGACCTGCGAGCCTGTGGCAAAAGCAACGACAACTGCGCTGAGTTCGCTCATTACATCGAGTCCTACATAGACGAATGGCTGACCACCGATGAACTGTAACTGCGGCCAACCAATCAAAGCCCGAGGCTTATGCGCTAAACATTACCTAGCCGAATACCGCGAGCGCAAGGTTGCCGGAGAGATAAAAGAAAAAACTCCCCTTGTCTATACAACTCGTCTAGACAATACCTGCACCGTTAGCACCTGTACCAATACAACCAGGGCTAAAGGGTTATGCACTAAACATTACTTTCAGACAAGAAGGGCAGCATGAGCGCCAACCAACTAATCAAAGACCTAATCGTTTACGCTAACGACTTAGCAGACATGGGGGCAGACCGTGAGGCTCGCGCAATAGTTACCTTCCTAGAGAACCTACGAAAGAACCTCAAGTGACCCTTTACTATCAGGATGACTATGTAACCCTGTATCACGGGGATTGTCTAGAGCAGACCGCTTGGCTTGATGCTGATGTGTTGGTAACAGACCCGCCTTATGGGATTGCTTGGGAAGTTGGCAGCCTGAGCGACAAAAGAGAATCAAGGCAAAACTCTGAGCAGTCTATCGCTAATGATGAAACCCCAGAGGTAAGAGATAAAGCCCTTGAACTATGGGGCAAACGGTATGGCATCGTGTTTGGCACTTGGAAGATAGACCGCCCAAAATACACAACTAATGTTCTAATCTGGCATAAGGCAAATAAACAGCCAGGAGTTATGACGCATCCCTTTTATTCAAACCATGAAGAAATCTACATACTTGGCACAGGCTTTACGGGTAAGCCAATGCAAAGCGTCATAACAACTACTGAGCATAGAGGGATGCAACCTAAGCTGATAGGACATCCAACACCTAAACCAATCGGGCTAATGGAGATGCTTATAGATAAAACGGAAGGCATCATTGCTGATCCCTTCGCTGGCTCAGGTGCAACCCTAGTCGCAGCCAAGAACCTCGGGCGCAAGGTTATCGGAGTAGAACTAGAAGAGAAATACTGCGAACTAATCGCCAAGCGACTCAGCCAAGACACCTTCGACTTCAGTAAGTTGCCAGAGGTAATCAAAGAAACCTACACACAAGAGAGCCTCATCTAATGCCGGTTTATGACTTCAAGTGTTCATGCGGTAACACACGCACACAAACCATCAGCATCAGCGTCAAAGACTTCAAAGCCATCTGTCATTGTGGCAAAGAAATGGTAAGGGACTACAAGACCGTTGGTGTCAGCTTCAAAGGTCAAGGCTTCTACTCAACCGACAAAGGCAAGTAGTTGGCACGACTGCCCGAGCCCTGCCTAACCTGTGGCACAGTAACAACCAACGGATCACGCTGCCCATTACACGCACAACAAACACAGGCTCGCTGGGCTGCTAAACGACAAGAAACAAAACAACAGACTGGACAATACTCAGGCGCTTATAGTCGCTTAGCAAGAATAGTCAGAGCAACCGCTCAAGTATGTCACCTATGTGGGGAAGCCTTCAAACCAGGCGACAAGATACAAGCAGACCACATCGTGCCAGCAGCCTATGTCACCGACATCTCACAACTCGCGCCAGCACACGCATGGTGCAACCAATCCCGAGGCAACAAGACGCTCTAAGAGCCAGATACGCCCATAGCCCCCACCGGTTATCCCCCCATACCCGTTCCAACATTAGAAACTTTTTAGCAAGGACACCCCGACCCCTTTTTTTTTTGCCTATCCGCGAAAGTAAACGATTAACTGCTACACTGTTTTTTGGAAGGGAAAGCCAATGAGTAATTGCATAAGCCACGCAGGTCTTTATGATGATTGGGATAATCCGCTCACTGATGAGGGTGAACTTTATTTACCTGGCCGCCGTTTTTGTAAACACCGTGATTGTGTCAATCTTGGACACATTGAGGGTTATGCAACGGAAGAGTCCTTTATTCAACGCGTACCAGTTCGGGCTGCGAGAGATGATCAGCAAGTTATTCGCTTGAAGGTTATTGAGTTGGGTAATTTGCCTCGCATAGATAAGAAGTCGAGCGCTTGCCAGTTGCCAGGGTGCGACAGGGTGTTGAAGGCTCGTAATCTTTGTCAGAATCATTGGCAGATGTTTAGCCGACATTCAGATGTTAAGTTGCGTCATTGCCGCGATACTTATGACCCTGCAGATTTTGTTCATGTCCCTGCACCTAATTGGAGTTGGTCTAATAAGCCTTCTGGAAATTGTACTTATGAGGGTTGTTTACAGCCGCAATATACGCGCACGATGTGCAAAAATCATTCACGCGTTTATAGGCGTTTTGCTAAACAGGGTTTGCTTGCTACTAAGAAAGCAACTTTTGTTCTTGCTGATTTTGCTCATGTTCCGTCTGCGTTGGAACGCCGAACACCTAATGGTTTATGTTCGATGCCAGATTGTGAAAGCAAGCAATACTCGAGAACTTTGTGTCAGAATCATTACAGGCGACTTGTTCGCTTAGAAAAGGAAGTGCCAAATGCAGCTTGAATCTATGAAGTTGACCGATTTAGTCAGCGACCCTAACAATGCTCGCCAACATGATGACAAGAACTTGGAGGCTATTAAGGGCAGCCTCACACAGTTTGGGCAGCGCAAGCCGATTGTTATCGGCAAGGGCGATGTTGTGATTGCCGGCAACGGAACGCTTGCAGCTGCTAAGGCACTGGGGTGGGCTTCGATTGAAGTGGTTAGAGTGCCGGATGACTGGACAGCCGATCAGGCTAAGGCCTTTGCTTTGGCAGATAATCGGACTGCTGAGTTGGCTAGTTGGGATGAGATGGTTCTAGCGACTCAGGTCATTGAGCTAAAAGAGGCAGGCTTTGAGGTTGCAGACTTCGGCTTTGAGGCTATTGAGCCGGAACTTACTGAGCCAGAAGTTCAAGAAGATGTAACTCCTATGCCGCCAGCAGAGCCGATTTCAAAACTTGGAGATATCTGGCAGTTAGGTAATCACCGAGTCATGTGCGGAAGTAGCACAGACTACAAGACGGTATCGGCCCTGATGGCTGGCAATAAAGCCGATATGGTTTTCACCGATCCGCCTTACAACACCGGAATGTCTGCGAAGAGTAATGCTGGTTCAACCAGGTTGAACCATATGTTTAATGATGACTACACAGACCAAGAATGGTCGGAGTTTATGAAAGACTTTACCCTTACTCTGGATCAGTTTACCAAGCAAGACTCTGCTCTTTATGTCTGCTTTGCTTGGAAGCGCAACCATGAGTTAGTTCCTTATTTGACCGATAAATTCAAACTTAGCAATATCATCATCTGGGACAAGGTGGTGCATGGTCTTGGAAGCGACTATCAATATACTTATGAGATTATTAATGTCTGCAAGAAGGGCAAGCCACAAATTGACTCTCATCAAGGAACGGATAGAGAGTATCAGGATGTTTGGCGAATCCAGCGAATCATGGGCCGTAATGATGACCATGCGACTGCCAAGCCTCTCGAGCTTTGCGCTCGCGCGATTCGACATGCTTCTAAGCAGGGCGAGATAGTTCTAGATATCTTTGGCGGTTCGGGTTCTACCCTGATAGCCGCAGAACAGACAGGGCGCACCTGCTACATGATGGAACTAGATCCTAAATATGTTGATGTCATTGTGAAGCGCTGGGAAAACCTAACTGGCCAGAAGGCTGAACTGGTCAACTAATGGCTCAAATGGGTAGACCGCCTAAGCCTCTCGAACTCAAGCGAGCCGAGGGCAATCCTGGCAAACGCGCATTACCAAAAGAGAGCAACCTTATTTTGCTACCTGCTGCCGTTGGTATCCCCGAGTCAAGCAGACCGCTGATGAAGTATGGGCAGCAACTCTGGGATTCAATTTGGGGCATGGGGCAAACTTGGATTAGTCCTAATACCGACATTGAACTAGTTTTGATGACTGCCGAAATGGTTGATGAGCGTTGGAATTTGCGTGTCAAAGTTATGGGCAGCGATGACCCTAAAATGCGCCGTGGACTTCGAGAACTAGACAAGGCAATTATTGGCAACCTTTCAATGCTTGGCTTTAGCCCTACAGACCGCATGAGGCTCGGTATTGCTGAAGTAAAGAAGCAGTCAAAACTTGAAGAACTATTAGCGAAGAAGAATGATCGCACCTAGTTCGTGGCCACCTAAGTGGCTTACACCTATTCCTGAGAACGCAACTGAGCGTGGCGATGGTGACCTTGCTGTGGACTTTGCGGAAGCCTTTGGGTCGATTGGTAAGGATGGTATTGCTGGTCGGCGTGGAACAAATCTAGAGTTTAGAGATTGGCAACGAGAACTTACTCGTGCGGTTTATGCGCGTGATGAGAATGGCGACCTATGTTTTCAGACAATTTTGGTGGGCGAACCGCGCAAAAACGGGAAGAGCGCCTGGGCAAGTTCGGCAATTGCCATTTTCAAATTATTCGCTGAAGGTGTGAACGGCGCTGAAATCATTATCGCTGCAGCTGAAAAAAACCAGGCTCGCATTATTTTCGAAGAGTGTAAGCGCATGATTGTGGACAGCGAACTGGGCGAGATGTGCAATGTTTACAAAGACAGCGTTTTCGTACCTAGCACCGGCAATGTCCTCAAAGTTGTTTCAAGCGAAAGCTACTCGAAAGAGGGTTACAACCCTAGTTGCGTAATTTTAGACGAAGCCCACGCACACCGTGACCGTTCATTATTCGATGTGTTTAGCCTTGCTATGGGAAACCGTGGCAAGATTGCCCAACTCTATTGTGTAACAACCGCAGGCACTCGCACCGACTCAACAGGTAACGACTCAATTGCTTATGCCCTTTATCAGTACGGCAAGCAAGTAGCGCAAGGCGAAATCGTAGACCCAACCTTTTTTATGGCTTGGTGGGAAGCTGACGAAGATGCAGATCATCGTTTGCCTGAAACTTGGGCATCATGTAACCCTGGCTTTGATGACTTGGTGAGTGAGGCAGACTTTGCTTCAGCGGTTCGTAGAACACCCGAGGCTGAGTTTCGCACTAAGCGATTGAACCAATGGGTGAACAGTAAGATGGCTTGGCTTCCTGCTGGCGCTTGGGATGCGCTCGCAGACGATTGGGAACTAACCCCTGACGATGAGTATGTGCTTGGCTTTGATGGTTCTTGGTCTGGCGACTCAACTTCTATTGTTGCTGTTGCTATGCCACTTGAAGAGGGCGGCGCATACCGTGTGAAGCGTGTTGCTTCTTGGGAGAAGAACTTTGCTATTGATGACGACTCGTGGCGTGTTAGCAAAGATGAGGTGACGGCTTGGCTCATGGCGTTTCACACCCAGTTCCCTCGTATGCGTGAGATGGCTTGTGACCCGTCTTATTGGTTTGATGAGTTGCTACTATGGCAAGAGTCGGGTGTGCCTGTTGTGATGTACCGTAACAGCCCTGAGCGTACTGTGCCAGCTACTGGCAAACTGTTTGATGCGATTATGAACGGCAAGTTTATTCACGATGGCGACCCTGCTCTAAGCCGACACATTGACAACTGTGTTCTAAAGATTGACCCTCGTGGCGCTCGTATTACTAAGGATTACAAGCAACCGAAACTCAAAGTGGACAATGCCATTGCCCTTATGATGGCGTATGACCGAGCATCGGCTAGAATGGAAGAGGAAGTTATTCCTCAGTTTTTTGCATAGGCAGGGTTTAGATGGCAAACTTTTTTGACAGGTTCAAGCGTGAAGACCGCGCCATTTCGTTCCAGACCGTTTGGGGTGCTGGCGGCGATGTAGTATCTGGCAACTATTCAGACACAATCGTGAACGCTAAAACCGCGTTTAGCCTTATCCCTGTCTTTAGCGCTATCAGCCTAATCTCAGACACCATCTCGACTTTGCCTGTAGATGCGTTCCAGCGCGTAGACGGTAACCGTAAGCCTTACCGCCCGAAGCCTAGCTGGGTTGATCAGCCAGATGTAGACCAGACTCGTCAGGGCCACTATCAGTCTGTTTTGGTTTCGTTGCTTATTTGGGGCAACGCTTATGTGCGCGTCTTCCGTAACGCTAATGGCGATGTTGTAAACCTTGTCACCCTTGACCCTCAAAAGATGAATGTTACCCGTTCGGCTATTGGGCGTAAATTGTTCCACTATGAGGGCGAAGAGAAGGCGCTGACCTCTGACGAGATTATGCACCTAACTGATTTGCTTGAGCCTGGCGCAATTATTGGCGTGGCTAGGGTAGACCGTTTGCGTGAGGCTCTAGGGCTTGGCATTGCCTTGCAAAACTTTGCTGCCGCTTTCTTTGGGCAAGGCGTTACCGGCTCGCTCATTGCTGAAGTGCCTGGCAACATTACCCCCGATCAGGCTCGCGCACTATCTGACTCGATGTCTAACCGACATGGTGGTTGGCGTAAGTCTGGGCGAGTGCCTGTTCTTTCAGGCGGCGCAACCCTCAAAGATGTTTCGGTCAAAAACGACCAGAGCCAGTTCATCGAGTCACGCCGTTTCTTTGTTGAAGAAGTAGCTCGCCTGTTCAACATCCCTCTGTCGATGATGGATGTACCCGGCACACAAAGTTATGCGTCGGTCGAACAAAACGCAATCCAGTTTGTGACTCACACCCTGCGCCCTTACATCGAAAAAATTGAATGGTCTTACTCTCGTCTGCTACCTGAGCAAGCGTTCCTAAAGTTCAATGTCGATGGGCTTTTGCGTGGCGACTTCAACAGCCGAATTACTGCGTATGCAACGGGTATGCAATCAGGCTTTATGAGCATCAACGATGTGCGCCGTATCGAAGACATGACACCGGTCGAGGGTGGCGATGTTTACCGCGTACCACTTGCCAATGTGAACCTCTCGGCCTCTGACTTGCCAGAGCAAGAAGGCAAAATCAACATGGTTAAGGCGCTTATTCAGGTAGGTTTCGACCCAGCCGAAACTCTAAAGGCGTTCAACATTCCTGCAATCAACCACACCGGCGTACCTAGCACTCAACTTCAGGCAGTCAATACCATCGACCCTGAAGCACCTGCGAGCGTTTACGGAGTCTAATGTCTTTGACTCAAGCGGTTTATTCGGTTGGTACAGCGGCGGTTACAGTTGTCGCCCCTGTAAATGATTACGCCAAGTATGCTCTAAAGAACCTACAGCCTAAAGGCGTGGATGAGATGGCGCGCGATGGTTATGTGTGGGCGTTGTTCGACCGCCGCAACCTAACCTCTGGGCAAGTTGAAAACCTAAGTTTTATGACAGGGCCAACAGGCGCGCAACTAGATTATTACCAGTTGGTTTCTGAAACCTCGTCTATTTACTCGAGCATTATTGAAGCGCCAACAGTAACGGTTACAGGTAGCGCTATCCCTGTGCATAACTTGAACCGCAACTACACAGACAGCCCTCAAGCCGTTATCAAGGTTGCTACCGCAGTAACAGGTGGCACAATCATTCAAGCCGAGTTCGTAACCGCAGCTAACCAGGGTGGCGGTCAAACTTCATCGAGCAAGATTGTTACCCTCAAGCCGAACACCCAGTATGTTCTACAGGCAACCAATGTCGGCTCACAGACAACCTCTTGGTATTCGCAAATCGGCTTTAGTGAACACTTCAACGGCTATAACAACATCTGGCTAAACGCTGTGAATAACTCTTATGTTCTAAAGCCAGGCGATGAGCTAATTATGGAACTCCCACCGCTTGCAGTAATCAACGCAACAGCGCTAATAAATAACAACAAACTAGCAGTTATGAGGATCGAGTAATGCCTTACTATATCGAGCAAAATCACCCTGAGTGTAAATCTGGCTGGGCGGTCACCGATGGCGCAGACGGCTACTACGGCTGCCACACCACTAAAGCCTCGGCTATCAAGCAAGCGGTTGCTGTGAGCATCGCCACCGAAGAACCGTTCGAGGGTGAGCGAGCCGCTGTTGGCGAGTTGGCTGTTGGCGATTGGGTTTCTTGGAACGAGTTCGACCCTGAGATTGCTGCTCTTGTTGTAATGATTGAAAAAGACCAAGCCTTGCTTGAAATCTTTGAAGAAGAAGATGGCGTATTTTCGACCACCGAGAAGTTTATGGTCTTGAACATTTTGCGTCTTGTAAAGATTCAGCGCCCCGAGATGATTGCTGTCGAACTGCCTGAGCCTGAAGATGCACCAGTAGAGCCGATGGCTGAACCTATGCCAGAGGTCGCCGCCCGTGCAATCAACCAAGAAGCGCCGGCTTACATGAGAGCAGCCGCTCGCCGTGGGCTTGAGTATTACGCCGAAGGCTTAGGTGGCGATGGTCTTGTAGAGCGCACCATTAGCGAAGCGCGCGACATGGCTACGGGCGAAGTATCAGACGACAAGTGGATTCGCATTGCTGCTTGGATTGCTCGACACCTAGACGACCTAGACGCACCTGACGCAAACCCAGAATCAGATAACTATCCATCTGCCGGTGTTGTTGCACACTTGCTTTGGGGTTCAGGGCCAAGTAAAGCAAGTGCTCGCCGTGCGTTAGATTACGCCGAGTCTGTTGTTGCTAGGATTAGAACAGAGCAAGAAAGCGAAAGTATGACCGAAACTGTTACCGACGAGTCGCGCGATAAGTGGCTAAGAGCAGCTTGGAAGATCAAGGCTCGCCTAGAGGGCGTAGAGGGTCGCGCGATTGGCGGCATTGAAACCCGAGCTAACCATGTTGAACTACGCGCAGAGGGTGACGGTAGGACTTTCACCGGTTATGCAGCCGTATTTGGACAGCCGTCTTTGCCTCTACCGTTTACCGAAATCGTCAAGCCTGGCGCTTTCAAGCGTTCGCTACAGTCACGCAACCGCATGATGTTGTTGTGGAATCACGATACCTCAAACCCTCTAGCCTCAACCCGTAACGGCTCGCTCTCAATGGTCGAAGACGCTCACGGTCTAAAGGTGACCGCAACCCTGCCAGACACTACCCTTGGCCGCGACATTGCCGAACTAGTTCGCACGGGCGTAATTGACGCAATGTCTTTTGGTTTCGCTGTCAAAAAAGACTCTTGGAGTCAAGACGGAAACACCCGTTACCTAGAAGATGTTTCACTTTATGAAGTGTCACTTGTTAGCACTCCAGCCTATGAGCAGACCTCGGGAACTGTTTCGGTGCGCTCAGTTAGCATCTCAGCCGATGCGCTCGCTGACGCTTTGCTCAAGATTGAATCAGGCGATGAACTAACCGCAGATGACAGCGCACTAATGCGAGATGTTATTGACCGTTTGGCAGGTGCTAAGGTAGAAACCGATGGCGACCTAACGGCTTTGTACAAAAAGAAATTGGCTCTTGCCGAGATTGGAAACTAATGGCTAACTCAACCGACATCAAAACCGCTATCGCAGTAATCAAAGAAGTTGCCGGCGACCCAAGCGTGGGCGCTATCAAAGACTTGATCGACCTGCTAGAAACTTCTACCGCCCCTGTTAAAGAAAACAGAGTTGTTGCGGTAGCTGAAAAGCGCTAACCCTCAAAGCGCAGCCCTCACGCCTTTATTCCCTTTCGGCGTGGGGGCATTTCTTTACCCTTTTGTGGCGACCCTACAAGTTAGTTGTAGGATATTAACAAGGCTCAGAGTTTGCTCGGCCTCGTATCTGTTCAGCGTTTGCGCGGCAGGAAACTAACCCCTACAAATTAAGGAATGACACTATGTCAGAGTTCATCAAGAACCAGGCAGAAGTACGCTCTAACCTTGTTGCTCAGATGCGCGAAGTTATTGACTTTGCTGACAACGAGAAGCGCGGCCTTTCAGCCGAAGAAATCCAGAAGATTGAGCGCATCGAGGCAGACATTGCTCAGCGCGACGCTTCAATCGCAACCGCACAGCGTATCGAGGAGCGCGCAACCGAGGCTTCAGTTGCTGCTGCATCTTTCGCACCTGCTACCGCTGCAACCTCAACCGATGCAGACTTGCTTCGCGCAATTGCTCGCGGTGAAGTACGCGGTCACGAGTTCGCTCGTGAGGCTCGTGCAGCCCTAGTACCATCGTCTAACACCGTAGGTCAGTCGTTCTACAACCGCGTGTTCGAAATCGCTCAGTTGGTTGGCCCAATGCTAACCACCTCAGAGGTATTCAACACCACCTCGGGCGAGAACCTAGTTATCCCAACCGTAACCGCAACCTCATCGGCTGGTTCAGTTGCTGCTGGTTCAGCAATTGCTGAGTCAAACCCAACCTTCGCTTCAATCACCCTTGGTGCTGAGAAGTACGGTGCGCTAGTTTCAGTTGCTTCTGAGCTTGTTTCAGACGCTGGTTTCGACATCACCGGTTACATCGCTCAGGAACTTGGTAAGGCAATCGGTCTACAGACCAACTCAATCCTTACCACCAAGTTGGCTGCTGCTGCTGGCTCTGCCGTTACCGGTGGAACTGGTGTTGCAGGTGCGTTCACCTACGAGAACCTGATCGACCTTGTTTATGCAATCGACGGCTCGGCTCGTATGCTTCCATCAACCGGCTTCCAGATGAGCAAGACTGGTCTAGCGACCGCTCGCAAGCTCAAGGATGGAAACGGCTCATACATCTGGACTGACTCAGCTGTACCTGGTCAGGCTGCAACCCTTCTTGGCTACTCGGTTTACGAGAACCCAGCTGTGGCTGCTGTTGCAACCGGTGCTAAGTCTGTTCTATTCGGAGCACTTGACAGTTTCAAAGTTCGTGTAGCTGGTGGCGTTCGCGTAGACCAGAGCAACGACTATGCCTTTGCCAACGATGTTGTAACCTACCGTGGTCTAACCCGTCTTGACGGTGGCTTGACTCACGCTGCACACATCCAGTACTTCAAGGGTGGCGCAAGCTAAACCTTGATACAAGAAGAAACCCCCGAGTGCGTAGGCTCGGGGGTTTCTTCTATTTTATGCTAAATTGAAACTACTACGAAAGGGAATCAAATGGAAAAACTAGAACTCATTGAAGTTGCTTGTCTAGCCGTAGACAGTTCATCGCTACTAATCGCTGACCCTTGCTACATTGAGAAGCCAGAGTTTGAATACGAAAAAATGACAAGCCTAATGCTTAATAGTTCAATCGGCGTTGGCATCATTGAAAACGAACATTGCGAACTAGGCGTCGCTTTAGCGGTTGAAGGCGATGGCTTTTATCCCGTTTATGCGGTGTTCAAAGAAGACATCTTGCAAGGGTATTTTATCTCTATGAGTGGCGATGTTGAGGGTGTTTCTAATTGGGCAAAATAAACGGACTCGTTAGCGTTTGGTCTAACTCGCCAGATCAGCCAACAGGCTACGGGCAACAGGCTGGTTACCTTGTAGACCGCCTAAAGCGTGACGGGGCTAAAGTTGCCGCGCTATCTAACTACGGCTTAGAGGGCAACCTATCTACTTACCGCACTAAGTTTGGCGAGATACCGCATTACCCTCGAGGCTCAGAGGCTTACTCTAATGATGTTGGCCCTATGCATCACGCACACTTCAAATCGCAACACCCTAAACTGCCAGCTGCTCTAATCGGGCTTTATGATTGCTGGGTTATCAAGGGCGCGCAATGGGACAAGGTGAACATGGGTTGGTGGACACCCCTCGACCACGGCTCGATGCCGCCTCTAGTTGAGAAGTTTCTACGCCAGCCGAATGTGACCCCTATCGCTATGGCCCCAAATGGTGTTCGCCAGATGGAAGCTAAGGGCATTGACTGCGAGTATGTTCCGCACGGTATTGATACAAAGATTTTCAAGCCTACTAAGACGATTGATGGCAAGCCAGCGCGCGAATACATGGGGCTAAAAGACGAGTTCGTTGTTGGCATGGTTTCAGCTAATAAGGCTTCGGGGCTTATTCACCGTAAAGCGTTTAGCGAAAATCTGCTCGCCTTTGCTATCTTTCGCCAGCGCCACCCTGACGCAGTTCTTTATATGCATACTGACCCACTTGGCACTCAAGGCGGTTGGCAGTTGTTGCCTATGCTTGCCGCGTTTGGTATCCCTAAAGAGGCGGTTATCTTCCCTCCGTTTGTTGATTACCGTTATGGCATTGCTCAAGAAACCCTTGCAGGGCTTTATTCAACGATGGATGTTTTGCTTGCTACCTCTTACGGGGAAGGCTTTGGAGTGCCATGTGTCGAGGCACAGGCGTGTGGAACGCGCATCATCGGCTCGAGTTGGGGTGCAACCCCTGATTTACTAGCTGACAATTCTTGGATGGTTGAAGGGCAACCGATGTGGGATGCTGGGCAAAACGCCATCTGGACTATGCCTTTAGTGCCGTCTATTGTGAACGCGCTAGAAGAGGCGTACAACGCCGAGCGTGGCACTAGCCAGGTAGCAGTCGAGTTCGCTAAACAGTTCGATGTTGAAACCGTTTGGCAGACTCATTGGCTGCCCGTTATCGGTCGCTTGTTGGAGAAGTCGGCGTGATTCCAGTTCTCGGCTTTTGCACTCTAAAACGGTTTGACCTTGCCGAGCGTTTACTTGCCAGCATTGACTACCCTATCGAGCATCTGGTTATTGTGGATAACTCTGGCGAGCAGTCTTGGCAACCTGTCAAGCCTGAGTCGGTTAGCAAAATGTGGGTTATCCGTGTGCCTTATGGGCTGGGTTTGACGGGCGCTTGGAACTTGGTTATCAAGTCCACGCCTTATGCCCCCTATTGGCTTCTGGTGAACGATGACGCATGGTTTGAGCCTGGCGCTTTGCAAGTGATTGCCGAACAAGTGGACACCGAGGCGCTGAACTTTTTACAGATTAGCCCTAAGTGGTCGGCTGTTGTTTTTGGCGAGGGAATGATTGAAAAGGTCGGGCTGTATGACGAGCGTTTTTATCCCCTTTATTTTGACGATAACGATTTAGAGCGCCGTGTTGATTTTCATGGTGTGCCAATAAAAGAAATCCCTGCCGTTGTACATCACGAAAACAGCTCTACTCTCAAGAGTGGCTTTCAAGAAGTGAACAATGTTTCATACCGAAATAACTCTTATGTTTACAACTGGAAGCAAGAAGTCCAAGATTACACCCAGGGCGAATGGTCGCTTGCTATCCGAAGGGCTAACCGATGGGACTAACCGTGTACACCGGCGGCTCGTTCGATCTATTCCACAGAGGCCACGCTGAGTTCTTGAAACGCTGCGCTGAGATTGCTGGGCAAGATGGCAAAGTAGTTGTTAGCCTAAACACAGACGAGTTTATTTTGGCTTACAAAGGGAAAGGCTTAGTAATAAATTATGATGACCGAAAAAGTGTTCTTTTGGCTTGCCGTTATGTTCACAGCGTTGTTCCCAATGTTGGCGGCGCTGATAGCCGTATCGCTATTGAGCTAGTCAAACCTGACATTATTGTTGTCGGCTCAGACTGGGCAAGGCGTGACTATTACGCACAAATGGGTTTCGACCAAGACTGGCTTGACGAGCGCGGTATCGGGTTGGCTTACATCCCTTATACGCAGGGGATTAGTTCTACGGACATAAAGGCTCGACTAGCCAAGCGGTAGAATAGAGTCATGGCACTTACTAACGCGTACAGCACATTAGCGGAAACTAAAGCCGCGCTAAGAATTACGGACAGCATCGACGACAGCCTGTTAGAGATGGCCATCGAATCGGCTTCTAGGCTTCTAGACTCTTACACCGCGCGCTCGTTTTACAACGCTGGAACAGCCTCACGCTACTACGCTGCAACCAATGACTTCCAAACTGACATTGACGATGCGATTAGCATTAGCGAAGTTGCAACCGACTTCTCAGCTGACGGCACTTATGACACAATCTGGGCTGCCAGCGACTACGAACTGCTACCTCTAAACGGGCGTGTAGACGGTCTAGCCGTGCCTTACAATGCTGTAAAGGTTTCGGGCGGTGGCGATTACACCTTCCCTCTATACAACGGCGAGGGGCTTGTAAAGATTACAGGCGTATGGGGTTGGGCTTCAATTCCAATTGCTATCAAGCAAGCAACGATTATCCAGGCAAGCCGTATTTTCAAGCGCCTAGACTCACCGCTCGGCGTTCTATCTTCACCTGACATGGGCTTTATCCGTGTCGGTTCACGCCTTGATCCAGATGTTGCTCAATTGGTAGACCCTTACCGGATTGTGAAGTTTGCCTAATGGCGGAAATCTCATCACTTAGAGATGCGATTGCTACAAACATTCGCACCATTTCAGGTTTGCGAACTAGCTCGACTGGTTTCATTCCTGACAATGTGAACCCACCTTATGCGCTTATCGCGCCTAACACCGTGGACTATCACCGTTCGTTTTCTGCCGGCGGTCTAAACACTTACAACTTCACCATTACGGTAGTAGTTGGCCGTGTAGACGAGCGTACCGCGCAAAGAAATCTTGATGCTTACTGCTCACCTACTGGGGCTGGTAGTATTAAGTTAGCAGTTGAGTCAGAGCGCACTTTGGGCGGTTTGGCTTATGACTGTGTTGTAACTGGAATGAGAAACTACGGCTCAATTTCAATTGCAGAAAATACCTACCTAGCAGCCGAGTTCGACTTGACTGTTCAGGCTAACTAAAAAACTAGGAGAAAATCACAATGGCAAAGTTTGTTGCTACTGATTACAAGGTGACCGTAAACGGAACAAACTTGTCATCGTCACTAACCTCTGTAGACCTTAGCCTTTCGGCTGACGAGGTAGACACCACCACTTTCGGCGGCGAATGGCGCACCGTTACCGGTGGTCTAAAGTCGGGTTCACTAACCTTGAACTTCAACCAGGACTTCGGCTCTGCTGCTGTAGACGCTACCCTGTTCCCGTTGTTCAACAGCGCTGCCACCGTCGTTATCACTCCGACTTCGGCGACTGTATCGGCGACCAATCCGAGCTACACCGCAATCGCGCTTGTAAACTCTTACCAGCCGTTTGCTTCATCTGTAGGCGACCTAGCCACCCTTTCGGTGACCTGGCCTACCTCTGGAACTGTTACTCGCGCAACTGCCTAATCGGGGATAGACTCTAACTCATGAAGATTAACCTACGCGTTGAGTTTGTGTCTGGCGAGTCGTTGGAAGTTTCAGCGACCGCCCCTGATCTTGTTGCTTTCGAAGACAAGTTCAACCTTTCAGTTACCCGTCTCGA